TACGTTTGGTCAAAGTGGTAAACAATCTATACCAGTAGATATAAAAGTAGAAGATTTACAATCAGCACCACCAAAAGGTTTTGAAGATAGTACAGCCAATTGGTTTGTTTTTAATATATTTGATGAAAAAATAGGTAAAATAATAACTGTTTTTAATACTAAAAGAACTGAAATAGAATCACAATTAACTACAGCTATAAATTCCGTAGTTATAGAATCTTTAGGTTTTACACCAACAGTTAGAAATATATTCGCAATATTTATATCACATGCTGATACTTTTTTACGGTTGATGGATGAAACACATTCACAAGCTTTTAGTGTTAGGGATGAAATAGATAGGTTAAACGCTGTTAAAGGACCTAATAACCCAAGTAGTGAAGATGAGGATACTTTAGTTTATCCTTGGCCACATTATTACCTACAAGAAACTGACGAAAATGGACCACAATATGTTAGTACGTATCCTGGAGCTATTAAAGTTTTAGGTGAAACAAAAGCTTATGATTCTAATTTGTGGCCAGAGGTAAATTTTGTGGAAGAATTTTTTAAAGCTCAAGTTATTAGTAATTCCGATAATAGACCAGAGTTTGAGTTAAATAGTGTTGGTGGTAATTGGATTCCAATAACTTCTTTTGAACTTGGTGAAGAACAGGTTTATGTTAATAAATCTATAGTACCGTTCAACTATGAAATTTGGGATAGGTCTGTTGTTTTCACAGTATTTTCAGGTTTATCTACTAGACTTAAAGAAAACGTTAGTCAAAATACATATTATGAATTATCTAAAATAGAAGCAGCCAATATAAAAGAATATTTAACTGGACTATTAGATTTAAATGAATTGTTAAAAAATCAAAACTTTAACTATAATACGTTTTTAACTTACCTAGAAGAAATATCACCTTTAAATAACTACCAGTTATTAATCAGAGAACAATTTAGTACACCATATATTAGAACTAAAACAAACGACTCAAGATTTTCTTTAACACCTTACAATACATTTAAAAATTTAACATATCAATTAAATGATGGTGAAATAGAAAGTTCTTTAAGTAGTTTGAATGAAGTTTTATCTAGTGGTAATTTAGTCAATAGTAACGTTTTGGAAACTTACCCATTTTCACATTTTGTTAGGGAAAATCCGTTACAATCTTGGACTGTAAATAATTTAGCTGGTGGAAATTCAATATCTAGTTATGAAGATTTAAACAAAATAGAAGATAGTGTAAATTATAAAATTGACCAAAAAGTCTTTGCGTCAATAATAAGTGATAATACAACAACTTCTACAGTTGAAAATATACAATTTTATACTGATGGCGATTGGGCAGAAAAAACAGCTATAACAGATTTTTCAAACAAAATAGAAAATAGGTTCATAAATATTCAAAATAGTAATAGTTCTTGGAAAGTATTTTACGAAAATGTACAAGAACCAAATAATAATTTCTTAATCACAAATGAAAATTTATTAACGACTGAAGGTAGTTTAGATTATGGTGAAGACTACGGTGGAAATATAACAAATAAACAAATAACTTCATTAATAAACACACCATACTTTATAAACAGTTTATTAGAAGGTGTAAAAAATGAAATAAATGAGGTAACCAACCCCTATAAAAAAGCGGCTTATTTATTTTTAAATTCTTTACCGTTACCCACTTTAAGGGAAAAAACTTTAACATCAAATCAACCAACATATAATTTATATGGTGACTATATTGGTAAGGTGTTAAATCAAGTTTCTGCTGTACACCCATTACCTAGTGCTTGGATATTGAAATATGGTTCTATATGGCATAGATATAAAGAATTTGTGAATAATGGTACTGATATATTATCATCAGTTTGGGATAATTTTGACGCTAACACATATTTTAATAATGAAAATGGTTTAGCTCATGTTTATAACTTAAATGTTGGTACAAATGGTACTTTAACAAATTTTGGAGGACAATTTTCTCCAGCACCAGCATCTGACCAACTTAACTTAGGTTTTTACCCAGAATTGAATAATTATTTATATTATTTTGTCACTGGTGAATTATTATATGACGGTTCAGATATTAGTGGGTTCCCAATAACTGATAATCAATTAAATCAGTTGATTATACAAGAAGCTTTATATTTAAAAAATAATGAAGAACTTACAATAACATCTTCACCATTAGTAGACCCTATAGATACAAAAGCTAACCTATGGTTTAGTTATTATGATTTAACAAGAGAATCATATTTAAGTGGTTACACCACACAACAGTATTTATTATTCCCATGTGAGGGTGGTATGAAAAAATCACAGTTGGAGTTTGAAGTTAAATCACCTTATTTTTTAACTAACAACCCTAACGTTACTAACGGTGCTGTCAGATTAATTTGGGCACTATCTAATTATGGTTATTTTGAACACGACATAAATACGTTACCTAGCCCAACTCAATATTTAAAACAAATAAAAACAGAACAAAGTGAACAACTTTCGTTTGACATAACAAATAATGAAAATTATTCTTCAATTGAAGAATTATTTGATATTTTTACACCAGATATATTAGACTCTTTTGAACAATATTTCTTGAATTTTAGTAACACATTTAATGCACAGTTAAATGTGACCACAGATGAAGAAGATATCACATCTTTAAATTTCCAAAATATATTTAGAGAATTTTTAAAGATAGAACAGGATAAAGTTAAAGAATCTCAGAGTAATACACAATTGAGTTATAATTTAGGACAAACTCAATTAAATAAAATTAATGTTACTTTAAGGGAGTTCTTATCACACCAAACAGCGTTTAATTTTTACAATCCAAAAGATGTTAATATTTTAACATTCAAAAGTCTTGTTTCTCCTGGTACTGGAACTACAACAAGTATCACATTTGAACCATACAAAAGTACTTTACCACCAAATATAACTTTAACGGAATCAATGAATTTGTACCCAAATGAGTGGAAAACATTAAAAACTGAAGTTGGTTTTTATGGTGATTCTTTAGGTACTGCATACACACTTAATCTAATTTATAATGATAGTGGTAACTATGTCACTGAATTTTTTAGAGAGTTTAATATAGACTTCAATTCTTCTAATATAAAGACACTAAGAAAAATTATAAGAATGTATGTTACAGCAAGAATAGAAGCTGGAGCTACAGAAAATATAGACAATCGTAAATTTTTACAAAGAATATTAACTGAAGTTGTAGAAGCTTGGGAATTTGGACAATTCGATTTTTTAAACCAACTATTCATACAACTTAAAAAAGTTTTACCCGAAACAACTGAAACTCAAATAGATGATTTTTCAGAAAAATCAACTTACCAAACTGATGAACATAAATTAGAACAATACCAAGTATTTAAGACACTTAATGACAAGTGGATTTCTGGTGAAGAATTTGGTAATAAATTTCTTTTCGATGATTTTTTATTTTACGATGTAGCAAATAGAGATATTGGTGATAAAGCAATTATAAGTACCGATGTTATAAAAGGTTTTGATAGCCCTAACAACGCTAACAAAAGTTTACTCACCATAATTGGTTCTTTATTACAAGGTAATTTCTTTAATTTTATGGGAATGCCTAGTTATATAAATTTTTATGGTATAACATCACAAGGTGACACACAAATACCTAAATATAGTACACAACAAGAAGCTGACGCTATTTTTGGTACACACTTAGAAGTAAACACTTTAGATTCAGGACCAAAATTTCTATGTCAATATGTAGGACCACCATCGACACAGTTGGGAGGTGAATTGACTAAAAGAACTAAATACCAAAACGATTCATTTTTGTTAGGTAGAACTGCACAAAATCCGTTATTGTCCACAAACTACGACCCAAATAAAAACAATAAGGTAGTTGCGTTTGTTGTTGATTTTGGAATACAAAGTCAAGGGGTATTTAAAGGGATTAGTTTAGACCAAAGTGAATTCAAAAACACTTCAGAATCTTTTGTTGTCACAGAATCTATGGCACAATCAGCAAATGATAAAAGTATCATAACTCAGGGATTGAGTTTATTTAATATTTACAAAAGTAGGTCATATACTTGTAAAATAGAAGCTATGGGTAATGTTTGTATACAACCAACAATGTATTTTTCACTTAGACACGTACCTATGTTTAGTGGACCTTATTTAATTTTAGATGTTGAACATAATATACAACCTAATACTATGACAACTAGTTTTACAGGTGTTAGAGTACCTTTCCACAAAATGCCAGAAATATCTCAGTTGGTAGCTAAAGTAAATCAAACATATTTAAATAAAATACGTAAAAAAGTTAGACAAGAACAAGCTATAGCAAGACAAGGTGGTTTTGAAGCAGAAAGTTCAACCGAAGCGGATTCAGTTAAAAAAGGTAATTATAATTTTAGAACTAGAAATAATGATAAATTAGAATATATCGTGATACACGTAACCGCTGGAATAAATTATGGCAATGAGCCAGTACTTAATATAAATCAACAACATTTAAATAGGGGTTTTGCTGGTTTCGGTTATCATTATCTAATATCTAGAGGTACTGGGGGTAGTAAACCAGATGGTGCATTATATGGTGGTAGACCAGATGATAAAAGTGGTGCTCACGTATTGGGTAACAATTATAAATCTTTAGGTGTTAGTATGATAGCTAATTGTTCTAAAACGGGAACCTACCGTAGTTCACCTAGTGAGGATTACGCGACAGAAAAACAAAAAGACACTTTAGAATGGACATTACTTTGGTTATTATTCAGATGGGGTCTATTTAAAATGGGTGATAATAAATCTTTGATTGTAAAAACAAATGACGGTGAAGTTACTGTAGAAAATCCAAGAAAATTAACCCCCAATGAAGGTGTTGCACCAGATTTATGGAGAAGTGTATTGAAAGGACATAATCAATTTTCTAATAAAAGATGTCCTTGTTTTAAAGTTCAGGATGAGTTAAGTGAAGGTAAATTATTTAATTTAAATTTAAGAACAAAATTATCAACTGCAATATTAGATAGTGGTGGTACACAAGAAGAGATTATAAAATATTTAGAAACTGAAGCTAAGAGGAAAGGTTGGATACCAAGTCCATGGAGTACAGCTACTGGGGAATTTGGCGGTAGAGATATAGTAAATTAGATATTTACCACTATTGTAATATTTATATATAAAACACACAATTATGAAAAACATAGAAAAAAATTTAGATAATTTTTTGGGAAACAAAATTAATACTAAAAATGTTAAATTAGAAGAAGACGGTTTTGAAGAGGTTTGTGATATGAAAACTGGAGAATGTAAAACAATAAAAACAAAAGACGGACTCATTGAGAGAGTCAATAAAAGAATGATTACCGAAGATGGTAGAAATTTATTAATGGGTTAAAATGGCTAAAAAGAAAACATTAGAAACAATTTTAAACGAAGACCTAAAAAGATTTAATGAGATAGGTAATTATGTTAAAAATTTAGATGAACAATTCTTAGGTTTTGCCTCTAGTAATAGATTTGATTTGTCAGAACAAGATGAAGAACCTGCAGATGAAGAAACTCCAATAGAAGAACCTGCAGATGAAGAAGTTCCAGCAGAAGAACAAACTGATGATTTAGAATTAGATTTGGGAGACACACCAACAGAAGAATCTCCTGAAGGTGATTTAGATTTGGGTGCTGATTTAGGTGGTTCAGATGAAAATACTGAGGAAATCGATGTTACCGATATTGTCACTATGACAAAAGAGACTGGAAAAAAGACTGAAGAATTGGGTGGTACTATAGAAAAACAAAATAGTAGTATAGATTCTTTAATATCTAAATTAGATGACTTAGAAGTTAAATTAAATGATATGGATAAAATGATGGCTTCTATAAGTGATTTGGAAAATAAAATAGAAGAATACCGTCCACAAACTCCAGAAGAAAAATTAGAATTACGTTATTTGGATAGTGGTCCATTCAATCAATCACCAAAAAAATATTGGGAAGAAAAACAAGGTAAACTTAAACAACAAAAAGATAAACACGATTATGTTTTAACTTCTGATGAAGTAGAAGATTACAACGAAAGTGATATTAAAAATAGTTGGGTTTACAACCCAGAAGAGGAAGATAATTAGGCATTATAAAATATAAATATTGTTTGGGGAGGTCATTGACTTCCCCATTTTTTTTAGTATTATTTGGTCATAAATATTTTAATTAAAAAACAAAAAAATAACAATGACTAGTTTAGACGCGATTTTAAAACAATATGAAGATGGACAATCAAAAAGTTCATCACCAAAAGCAAACCTTAGCAGAGAAGACAGACTTAAAAAATATTTCGCAACTTACCTACCTAAAGGTGAGATTGATGGTGAAAAAACAATTAGAATTTTACCAACAAGTGACGGCAGTTCACCATTTAAAGAGGTTTATTTCCATGAAGTTCAAGTAGATGGTAAATGGGTTAAATTAATGGACCCAGGTAAGAATCCAGATGGTTCACCAACAGGTGAGAGAAGTCCACTCAATGAAGTTGAGGAGGCTTTAAAACTGACTGGTAATCAAAAAGACAAGGAAATCGCTAGACAATATCGTTCTAAGAAATTTTACATCGTTAAGGTTATTGACCGTGACGCTGAAGAAGATGGTGTTAAGTTTTGGAGGTTTAAATGGAATTATAAAGGAGATGGTGTTATGGATAAAATTATACCAATCTTCCAAAAAAGAGGTGATGTTACAGATGCTAAAACTGGTAGAGATTTAACTTTAATGTTAAAGTCGGTACCATTACCAAATGGTAGGGGTAGTTACACAGCAGTTTCTATGGTAATGGCTGAAGACCCAACACCACTTTCATCTGACGAATCAAATGTAAAAGAATGGTTATCCAATACCGAAACATATAAAGATGTTTATTCACAAAAACCTGTGGAGTATTTAGAGGCTATCGCAAGAGGTGAAACACCAGAGTGGGACAGTAATCTTAAAAAATACGTGTATGGTGATACTGAAACAACAATTAACATGGGTTCAGAAAATAATAACAATAATCAAAAACCAGTTGACCCACAAGCGGGTTTGGAAACTGATACTGATTTACCATTTTAATTAAAAACTAATGGCTATAAAGAAAAAAAGTTTTAAAGACATTAAAAGTAAGTTTTCTAAGAAGGCTTCTTTCAAATCTGACAGGTTCTTTGACTTGGGAGAAGCGTTTTTAGACGCTACTGGGATACCCGGTCCATCTATGGGTCACATAAATATGTTTTTAGGTCATAGTGATACTGGTAAGACAACAGCTTTAGTTAAAACAGCTGTAGATGCACAAAAAAAAGGTATTTTACCGGTATTCATTATAACTGAACAAAAGTGGGATTTTGACCACGCTAAGTTGATGGGTCTTGATTGTGATTTAACCGAGGAAGGTGAATGGGATGGTTTCTTCTTATTCAACAATGATTTCCAATACATTGAACAAATTACTGATTACATAAACGATTTATTAGATGCTCAAGAAAAAGGTGAACTAGAATATGATTTAGTGTTCCTTTGGGATTCTGTGGGGTCTGTACCTTGTAAAATGACATACGATGGTAAAGGTGGTAAACAACACAACGCTAGTGTATTATCAGATAAAATTGGTATGGGTATAAATCAAAGAATTACTGGTTCTAGAAAAACTAGTTCTCCATATTTAAATAGTTTGATTACAGTCAACCAACCTTGGGTTGAATTACCAGACAATCCATTCTCACAACCTAAAATTAAAGCTAAGGGCGGAGAATCACTTTGGTTAAATTCAACGTTGGTATTCTTATTTGGTAACCAAAAAAATGCTGGAACTTCTAAGATAACAGCTACAAAAGATAAAAGAAAAGTAAAATTTGCTACACGTACTAAAATATCTATAATGAAAAATCACGTCAATGGTTTGGGTTATGAAGATGGTAAGATATTAGTCACACCTCATGGATTTTTAAAAGGTAAAGACGCTAGTGAAGAGAAAAAATCTATCGAAGCTTACAAAGCTGAAAATTCAAATTATTGGAAAGATATAATTGGTTCTGACGGTGATTATAATTTAGCTGTTGAGGAAACTGGAGAATTATTTTAAATTATAAAAATTAAAAAAATAAAATGGCAAAAGTAGAAAAAGGAAACAAAATTAAAGTACACTATGTTGGTACATTACAAAACGGTGAAAAATTTGATAGTTCATACGATAGAGGACAAACTTTAGATTTTGAAGTTGGTTCTGGTCAAATGATAAAAGGTTTTGATGATGGTGTTTTGGGCATGGAAGTAGGTGAGACAAAAACATTAGAAATAAAACCAGAAGATGCTTATGGTCTAAGAAATGAAGAAGCCAAAACTGAAGTCCCAAAAGAGGCTTTACCACCAAACTTTAATCCACAAATTGGTGAAACTGTTGAAGGTAGAACAATAGATGGTAGACCGATAGTAGCTAAAGTTAAGGAGTTGTTAGAAGATAAAGTTATCTTGGATTTAAACCATCCTTTAGCTGGTGAACAATTGAATTTTAAAGTTGATTTAGTAGAGATAGAAGAATAGTTTGTTAACCCCCATAAAAAAACAAAATGTTAAAAACATTACTTGTAGATGGTAATAGCATACTACAAACAGGTTTTCACGGAGTAAAAGATTTTTACCACAACGATAAACATTTCGGAGCGATATTTTATTTTTTGAATACGCTAAAAAGAAATTTGGAAAGACAACCATATGATAAGATAGTTGTTTTTTGGGATGGTAAAAAAAATTATAAATACCGTAGAGACCTATACCCACCATATAAATTAAATCGTAAAAATAAGATAAGTAAGGATAAACTTGACGATATGTTTCGTCAAAAAAATCGTATAGCCCAATATCTAGAAGAATTTTTCGTAAGACAAGGTAGTTATGAAAACTGTGAAGCTGATGACTGTATAGCGTACTATTGTAAAATGTCACCTAACGAAGAAAAAACAATTTTAACAAACGATAAAGATTTATTACAATTAGTTAATGGAAAAGTATCTGTGATTATTACTAGGACGGATACTTTAGTTTCAAATAACGACAAAATAAAAGTTGGCAAGACACCAATGATGGTACCACCTTGTAATATTCCCATAGTTAAAATTTTACTTGGTGATAAAAGTGACAATATAAAAGGAATTAAGTATTTTGGTGAAAAGTCGTTAATTAAATATTTCCCAGAAGTTGAAAAAAGTAAGTTAAATGTTAATCAGATTTTAACTATAGCTGAAGAAAAACTTAAGGAGTCTAAACAGAGGAAAAACACTGGACTCTCAAATTTAATAAATGGGATATCAGCTGATGGAAGAAAAGGGAATGAATTTTTTGAAATAAATGAAAAAATAATAGACTTAACTAATACTTTTCTAACTGAAGAATCTAGAGAAGAAATAATAGAATTAATAAATGAACCATTAGACCCAGAGGGTAGAGAAAATAGGAATGTGGTACAAATGATGAAAGAAGATGGTTTATTCACTGTGTTACCAAAAAAAGATGATAATTGGACGGAGTTTATATACCCAATAACACAAATAAGAAATAAAGAAATAAAATATTTTAAATCACAAAAAAACCAAAAATGAAAGATAAGAAGATAACAAAGTTTGAATTTTTACTAACATTAGAAGACCACATTATTTGTCAAAGATTTTTTAACGTAAAAGGATTTAGACCATCTAATATAAAATCTTTGGACCTATATGATGTCGTAAATAATATAAAAAGTGAAATAAATGATTCATTAAAAGAAAAAGCTTCAGACTATTTAATGTCATTATATAACACCTACAATAAGACTATAAATCTACCAGAACAAGACAGAAATAATGAAAGTAATGAAAATTTCTATATCTATATAAAATTAAACAATAGGGTAGTCACACAAAGAGTTTTTCCAGCTTGGATTTACCCTGGAAAGATAAGATACACAGTTGATGTTAGACCTTTTATTTCTAGTTTTCTTAAAGACTTATCTGACACATTGTCAGCTAGAAAAGTTGAAAGAAAGTACTTAGAAACAACACTTTAATAGTATTTATTAATTACCTTAAAAGATTTGACATAGATGAAAGAAAGTAAAAGTTTTGGATACTTGGGGCATACGTTCCAAGTCAAACTTATCAACCAGTTAATTACTGATAAAAAATTTGCAAATAACATTATTGAAGTCATAGACCCAAAATATTTTGACAATCAATACTTTAAGTTGATTAGTCAAATGACAAAAGAATATTTTGAGAAATACAACACAAGCCCAACTTTCGATGTTTTAGACCAAATGACAAGATTGGAAGTTTCTTCCGAAATGGCTAGAACAAATATATTTGATATGTTGGTAGAAATACGTGATTGTAATGTTGAAGACCATTTATGGATACAAGAAAAGGCTTTAAAGTTTTGCAAACAACAAGAATTGAAAAAAGCTATTGTCAAAGTTAATAAAATAATAGAGAAAGGTGACTTTGAATCGTATGATAAGTGTGAAGAATACATTAGAAAGGCTACACAAATAGGTGAAGTAAGTGATGCAGCTATGGATGTGTTCCAAGATTTGGAAGAAGCTTTGATAGACGATTTTAGAGACCCAATACCTTTAGGTATTAATGGAATTGATAATATACTAGATGGTGGATTGGCTAAAGGTGAGATTGGTGTATTTTTAGCACCAACTGGGGTTGGTAAAACAACGGTATTAACTAGAGTAGCTAACACCGCTTACAATTTAGGGTTTAATGTTTTACAAATATTTTTTGAAGATAATCCTAAAGTAATTCAACGAAAACACATAACATGTTGGTCTAAAATACCAGCACAAGAACAATCATCTAGAAGAGAAGAGGTTTTAGAAAAAATAGCACCATACAAACAAGGTAGGGGTAAATTAATTTTAGAAAAGTTACCTTCAGATAGAATAACTATTAGTTCTATAAAAAATAGGATAAGAAAATTAGTTGCTGAAGGTAATAAATTTGACATGATTGTTCTAGACTATATCGATTGTATTTTACCAGATAAACATTTTAACGAAGTTTGGCAAGGTGAAGGTTTGGTTATGAGACAATTTGAAAGTATGTGTAATGAGTTGGATGTAGCGGGTTGGACAGCAGCACAAGGAAATAGGTCGTCTATTAGTTCTGAAGTTGTTACAACAGATATGATGGGTGGTTCTATTAAAAAAGCTCAAGTTGGTCACGTAATAATTACGGTAGCTAAAACATTACAACAAAAAGAAATGGGATTAGCTACAATAGCGATAACCAAATCAAGGGTTGGACAAGATGGGATTGTATTTGAAAATTGTAAATTTGATAACGCAACTTTAGAAATTGATACTGAACAATCACAAACCCTTTTAGGACTAGAACAAGATAGAGAAAGGAGAAATGCTGAAAGAGTTAGAGCGGCATTGGCTAGAAGAAATCAACAATTAAATCAAGGTTAAAATTAAAAACATGAATAGTATTACAAAATTATTTGAGGAAAGAGTAGCGTATAAACCATTCGAATATCCAGAATATTACACAGACGGGTGGTTGAAACAGGCACAAGCATTTTGGCTTCACACAGAAATTTCAATGCAAGGTGATGTTAAAGATTGGAAAGAAAAACTTAATGATTCTGAAAAGAATCTTGTTGGTAATATACTTTTGGGTTTCGCACAAACCGAATGTGCTGTTAGTGATTATTGGACAAATATGGTAACAACATGGTTCCCAAAACATGAAATTAGACAAATGGCAATGATGTTTGGTAGTCAAGAAACTATTCACGCTGTAGCTTATTCATATCTTAATGAAACATTAGGTTTAGAAGATTTTGAAGCATTTTTACATGAAGAAGCTATTTCTAAAAAGTTTGAATTATTAATGAATACTAGTGCTGACTATACCCATGAAGATTTGAGTGAAAATTCTAACGCTAGAAAAGAAGTAGCTAGGAGTTTAGCGATATTTTCCGCGTTCGCTGAAGGAGTTAGTCTTTACAGTTCCTTTGCTGTGTTGTACAGTTTTCAACTAAGAAATTTACTAAAAGGTATTGGACAACAAATGAAATGGTCAGTAAGAGATGAATCATTACATTCAAGAATGGGATGTAAATTATTCAATCATATGTGTGAAGAATACCCAGAACTTAGAGAGGAAAGTAAAGAAGATATTTACTCAGCAGCTAAAATGATAATTTCACTTGAAGAAAAGTTTATTGATAAAATGTTCGAAATGGGTGATTTGGAAAACCTTTCATCTAAAGATTTGAAAAATTTTATCATTAAAAGAACTAATGAAAAATTGGTTGAACTTGGATATCAAAATAATTTTGATTATGATGAAGAATCCGCTAGTAATCTTGATTGGTTTTATCATTTGACTGGTGGTGTTACACACACGGATTTTTTCGCTATTAGACCTACAGATTATAGTAAAGCTGGTGAAGATGATGATTGGGATGAAGATTCCCTTTTTTAATAAAAAAAAATTAAAATATGATATTATGTCAAATGAAATATATACTGATTTAGAAAATAAATATATTGGAATTAAACACGAAGCATTAAGAATGGAAACTATTGAGTTTTTAGTTGAAAAATATTCAGACGATAAAGAACTTGGTGAAAAAGTAAGAGAATTTGTTAAAGTAAAAGAAGAAAAATGAAAAATTACGCTGAACATTTAGGTTGGGAGGTTGACGTGGACTTCCCAAGTTGGGCAAATACACACGTATATATACAAACTATTTCTAATGGTTATTTATTACCAGGTGAAAAACCTAAAGATGCTTATTGGAGAGTTTGTGCTACAGTAGCGAAAAGATTGGGTAAACCACAAATGGCTACTAAATTTTTTGATTATATTTGGAAAGGTTGGTTATGTCTAGCTACACCAGTTTTATCAAACACTGGTACAGAAAGAGGATTACCAATCTCTTGTTTTGGAATTGATGTTGCAGATTCAATACAAGACATTGGGACAAAAAATCTTGAAATGATGTTACTAGCAAAACACGGTGGTGGTGTTGGTATAGGGATTAATCAAATAAGACCATCTGGTTCTTTAATTACCGATAACGGTACTAGTGATGGTGTAGTTCCTTTTTGTAAAATTTATGACTCTACAATTCTTGCTACAAATCAAGGAGCTGTAAGAAGAGGTGCTGCGTCAGTTAATCTTAATATAGAACATGGTGACTTTGATGAATGGTTGGAGATTCGTGAACCAAAAGGTGATGTTAATAGACAATCACTTAATTTACATCAATGTGCTATCGTAGGTGATAAATTTATGAGGAAACTTGAGGCTGGCGATAAAGAGTCTAGAAAAAGATGGGTGAATCTATTAAAAAAACGTAGACAAACTGGTGAACCTTACATTATGTACAAAGGTAATGTTAATAAACAAAACCCAGAATCCTACAAGAAAAACGGACTTAAAGTTTTTATGACTAACATTTGTTCAGAAATCGTTTTACATACAGACGAATCACATTCATTTGTTTGTTGTTTATCATCACTAAACCTTTCTAAATATGATGAGTGGAAGGATACTGATTTGATTTATACGGCAACTTGGTTTTTAGATGGTGTACTTGAAGAATTCATTCAAAAAGCAAAATATAGAAAAGGTTTTGAAAATGCTGTTAGAAGTGCTGAAAAGGGAAGAGCACTAGGTTTGGGTGTACTTGGTTGGCATACTTACTTACAACAAAAAGGAATCCCATTTGAGGGTTTACAAGCACAGTTTGAAACTAGAAGAATTTTTGGACAAATACAAACTGAGTCTGAACAAGCTTCTAGAGATTTAGCTACAGAATATGGGGAACCACTATGGTGTGTTGGTAGTGGATTTAGAAACACACATTTGAGAGCTGTCGCACCAACAGTATCTAACTCAAAATTAGCTGGTGGGGTTTCAAGTGGAATTGAACCTATCCCAGCAAATGTATACACAGAACAAAGTGCAAAAGGTACTTTTATTAGAAAGAATAAAGAGTTAGTTAAAGTTTTTAGAAAGGTAGGTATAAATAACAAAGAAACTTGGGATAAAATTCTTGCTGATGGTGGTAGCGTACAGGATATTGATGAATTAGATAATTGGTGTTATTACAACGGTAAATTATCCAATATTAATGACTTACCAGTAGAAGGTTTTCATGGTCCTTTGGAGTACGATAAAGTTAAGGATGTGTTCAAAACATTTAAAGAAATTAACCAACTTGAGTTAGTCAAACAAGCTGGGGTCAGACAACAATATGTTGACCAAGCTGTTAGTTTAAATTTGGCTTTCCCTAAAGAGGCAACACCAAAATGGATAAACCAAGTGCATTTAGAAGCTTGGAGGCAAGGTGTTAAAACATTATATTATGTTAGAACTGAATCTGTTCTTCGTGGAGATATAGCTATAAAAGCAATGCAAGAGTGTGTTAGTTGTGAAGGTTAATATTTATATGTTATGTGTTTAAAATTTAAGAAATACCCTTACACTTAAATATGAACATTAATAATATAAATGATAAAGAAAAAAAAATGCAAACCTTAGACCTACATGGTTATAAAATTGAAGAAACTTATGATGTTGTAGATAGTTTTTTATATGACCACAAATTATATCACACTAAAACATTAGAAATAATAACTGGGGATAGTAAAGTACTTAAGTCCGTAGTTTCCGAATTGGCGGAAAACTACGGATTTTTATGCAAACCACATTTTTACAATAAAGAAGTTGTGACTCTTTTAGATGAGAATTATAAAACCTAATATTTATAAATAAAACTAATGGCAGAAAGAGAAACATTTGGTATTGATTTTCCTTTTCAGGATAGTGTTTTTGGTGATTACTTAAAAATGACTGAAACACCAGAAGATGAAATTAAAGCTAATTTAATTCACTTACTATTAACTAGAAAGGGTAGTAGGTATTTTTTACCAGATTTTGGTACTTCACTGTACGAGTACATCTTTGAACCATTAGATTCACCAACGTTTTCATCTATTGAGGGTGAGATTAGAGAACAAGTTACAAAATATATACCTAATCTTAGAATAACTAATATAATAGTAGAAAGTGCTTTAGAAACTGAGGAAACACCAGGTACTATTGTGGCAGATAACGACCCAAGAGTTTATAGGGTTGCGGGACAAGGAACTAAAGAACACACCGCAAAAGTTAAAGTAGAATTTACCATAACCAGTGATGCTTTTGAAACAAGGGACTTTGTAATAATTAATATTTAATATGGCAAACAATAAAATATCGTATTCTGAAAGAGATTTTGTTAGTTTAAGAGGTGAACTTTTAACCTATGTAAAAGACCAATACCCAGATTTAATACAAAACGCTAATGACGCTTCGTTATTTTCTGTGTTTTTAGATTTAAATGCTGCTGTTGCAGATAATTTAAACTACCATATAGATAGGAGTTTACAAGAAACAGTTTTACAATATGCGAATCAAAGGTCTTCATTATTTAATATAGCTAGGACATATGGTTTAAAAATACCTGGTAATAGACCTTCAGTATCTGTTTGTGATTTTAGTATCACAGTACCCGTGTTACAAGCTTCTGGTGGTGGAGACAAAGAAGATTTTAGATATTTGGGTACCCTAAGAAGGGGTTCACAAATTAGAGGTGCTGGACAAGTTTTCGAAAATATATACGATATTGATTTTTCAGTCCCATTCGACGCGACTGGATTTCCAAATAGAACAAAAATACCTAATTTTAACAATAGTGGTAATATTGTTAGTTACACCATAACAAAAAGAGAAGTTGTAATTAATGGTATAACCAAAGTGTTTAAAAGAGTTATTGGTAATACTGATGTGGTACCTTTCTTAAAGATTTTCTTACCAGAAAAAAATATACTTGGGGTTACTGGTGTAATTCAAAAAGATGGTACTAACATACAAGCTGTACCAAAAGCTACAGAATTTTTAACTTCACAAAATAAATGGTATGAGGTAGATGCTTTAGCACAAGATAAAGTTTTTATTGTTGACACTACTAAACCTTCTGATTTACCTGGTGTTAAAGTTGGTAAATGGGAAACAGTAAACCAAAGGTTTGTTACCGAATACACACCAGAAGGTTTCTTCTTTTTAACTCTAGGTGGTGGAACTAGTAGTTCACAAGCAACATTAGACGATTTCACGAATCAAAATTTTACGATGGATTTAAGTAGGTATATGAACAACCTATCTTTAGGTATTACACCTAGAGCTAATACCACATTGTTCATCCAATATAGAGTTGGTGGTGGTAGAGCTACAAATATTGGTCCAAATACTTTAAATACATTTGGTACCATAGATTTTATAATTAATGGACCAAATATAAATGTTAATAGGTCTGTTAGTTCATCATTAAGTGTAAATAATGTTACAGCAGCAATTGGTGGTGCCAACCAACCGACAGTTGAAGAAATTAGAAATTATATTGGATTTAATTTCTCAGCTCAAAAAAGAGCGGTTACATTATCAGATTATAAGGTATTGATAGAGACGATGCCAGCTGTTTTTGGTGCTCCAGCAAAATGTGGTGTTATGGAAGTTGAAAATAAAGTAATGGTTAAATTATTATCATTCAATCCAGACGGTTCCCTAACATCAAACGTTAGTACCACACTAATGAATAATATTAGTGAATATCTATCAGATTATAGAATGTTAAATGACTATATCGTTGTACAACCAGCTGAGATTATTGATTTGGCATTAGAAATAGATTTATTAATTGACCCATCATTCAATAGTGGAGTTATAATAACTAACGTAATTAATATAACCAACCAATTCTTTGCCCCAGCAAACAGAGAGATGGGTACAGACATTTTCGTAGGTCAGTTAGTGAAAGATTTGGCATCACAAGATGGTGTTATAAATTTAATCGATTTGAGGATGTTTAATAGAGTTGGTGGCGAATATTCAAGTAACGAAGTATCACAAAGTTATTCCGACCCAGCAACAAAACAAATTCAATTGATTGATGGTGTTATATTTGCACAACCAACACAATCATACCAAGTTAGGTACCCAACCAAAGATATTGTGGTTAGAGTTAAGACAACAAGTCAAACAACAATTTCTTAATTCGTTTACATATTTAATTAAGTTATTAAATTTGATTTTAAGTAAATAACTATTTATTTTATAAAGAATTAAGTATGCCCAAATCATATAGGATTAAAGTAAAACCTAATCAAGACAAAAATATTTTTGTTAATTTAGAACAAGACTTTGACCAACTAGAAATCCTAAGTTTAAAAATAGTAAAATCAGATGTTTATTCTAGAACATGTGCAGATTACGGTGTTATAGTTGGTAGGGCACAAGCTAATGGTGGGTTCGGCATACCTAACGCTAAAATTTCAATATTTGTACCGATAACTGATGAAGATGCTGAGGATGAAGTTATTTCACAGTTATACCCATATAGACAAATAACGGATAAGAATGAAGAAGGTTATAGGTATAATCTATTGCCTAAAACTTCAGAAAGTTGTAATCATGTAGCTACTGGTAATTTCTTCACACCAGAAGAAGTAATCAACAACCCTGTTATTTTAGAAGTATTTGAAAAGTATTATAAATACACCACCAAGACTAATGATAGTGGTGATTATATGTTATGGGGTGTTCCTTTAGGTAATCAAACCATTCACGCTAGTATCGATGTTAGTGACATAGGGTGTTACTCCATGAGACCCTATCAATTTATTAGAAATGGTGAAAGTCCATCGAGGTTTGAAAATTCTTTAACTTTTAAAAGTTCTGAAAATTTAGATACTTTACCACAAATAGCTTTACAAAATAAAGCTGTTCAGGTTGTACCTTTTTGGGGTGATGAGACATTATGTGGTGTAGGTATAACCAGAGTTGATTTTGACTTGAGAGATTCGGGTATAGAAATAGAACCTAGTGCTACGTTTATGGGTTCTATCATAACAGATGATGATAATAACTATGTGTCAACTAGTGGTGTACCTAGTAAACAACAAGGACAATTATGTAACCTAACTACTGGAACTGGTTATATTGAAAGTATAAGACATACTATATTTAAAGAAGACGATGGTTGTACAACAAAATTAGAGAAATTTAATTTAGATAATGGTGGTAAAGTTATAGACGGTAATGGAACTTGGGTTACACAATTACCTATGAATTTAGACTATATTGTAACTAATGAGTTTGGTCAAAAAGTTATATCCGATGACCCAAGAGTTGGGATACCTACTAAGGCTAAGTATAGGTTTAGAATATCTTTTGATTCACCAGGTGGTGAAGTTAGGAGTGGGAGGTATTTGGTACCTAATATACGAGAATATGAGGATGGTGTAGATTTAGAAAAATCTTATAACTTTTCTGATAAATTAGTGGATTACCCAGGAGTACAACAACCAGAAGATATTTACGGTTCACCAGCAAATAAATGTACTGATTATTTTTATGAATTTTTACCTAACAGAGTCTATAGTGTAGCTAGTTTTATAGATAACTATAGAAAAAATATAGGTAGAGGACCTTTTAATAAAACCGCTAATAGTAGATGGCGTTTTTTAGGTATTAAAACTATTAACCCACCCGCTGAAAGTAGATGTACTGACATAACTAAAGAATTTCCAGTTAATGATGCTTTTAGAGGCGGGACAACAACATTTTCAACCTTACAAATAACAAGACTTTTACAGGTTATTACTATTACGATAGCCGCTTCATTGATTAGTTTTCAATTAATAGCTTTATTAGCTCAATACGCTAATTTATGTTTACAAAGTGC